GGGCTGAACTATTGAGAATTTATGGCGCGCTATCTGATGACGTGGGAAGAGTGGTCGATGCAGCTGGACCAGATGCAAAAAGAGCTAAAGAGATTGCTGACGAATATACCAAGAAGTTGCACGACAAGATGGATTTGCTTCAGCCGATTATAGATAAGGCCACGCCGGAGAAGATATTTAATGCGGCAATGGGCGGACAAAAGGCTGATACCACAATTTTAGGCACAGTTATGAATGCGTTGCCACAAGACGCACGGAAGGAGTTTGTGGCAGCATTCCTAAATAAAATGGGAAGGGCAGTATCCTCGACACAGGATGTGGCTGGTAATGTATTCAGCACGGAAACTTTCCTTACAAACTGGGACAAATTGCGTGGATCTCCGAAAGAAATACTTTTCGGAAATTTTGGTCAATCGTTCAAGAACGATATGGATAAAATTGCGAAAGCCACAAGCATTATGCGCACTGGTTCGCAACAATACAAAAACCCAAGCGGAACTGGTCAGAGAGTGGTTGCCGCTGGGACAATAGGTGCTGGAATTATGGCTTTGTTCACACAACCAGCCGCGCTTGTCCCGATGGCACAAGGAGCAGTAACTGCCAACCTCGCTGCTCGCGCAATGACAAATCCTAAATTTGTTCGCCTACTGGCCAAGCAGTATGATGCTCCTACATCATCGCTCCCAGCGTTTATATCAACATTGGCAACGCAGTCTGAGCGTGATAACGATTCGGAATTGAAAGACATCGCTGATGGACTCAGAAATCAAGCCGTAGAATCTGATCTAAACCGATAATGGCCACACCAGTTCTGTCGTCCAGAATGCAGAATCGGGTAGAGGGTAATGCGATTCGCAAGGAGATTGAGTCTGATTATACCGCACCAGCAGTCAATACGGATGCTGGATATGTTGACGAAAAGGGAAGAAGGCTTGTTGAGATGCAGGAAAAGATGCGTACAGCAGCTAGATTTTCAGAAATGGAGGACAAGATGAGCAAGGATAAACTTGAGAAATCATTATTTGAGTCGAAACCAGAATTTGTTGGTCCGAAGTCAACACAGGTTCCAATAGCAGATTATTCCAACCTAACCAACGCTGGGATGAGAACAGTAGATTGGGAGGGACGCAAGGATAAGGATGGAAATCTTGTAGTCTATAAGTTGCCAGCCGGAGATATGGGTGGAAGCTATGAAGTAGCTGGAATCAATGACCGATACCATCCAGAAGCGTTTAAGAGAATCTCGGCGTTGCCTCCGCAAGAAAGAGCGAAAGCGGCGGCAGAGTACATCCAAGGATATACCGCACCACTCGTCTCAAAACTTCCACAAACCATCCAGCCATTCACGCAGGATCTTGCGTTTAATCGTGGGCTGGGCGGTGCAACGAAATACATCCAACAAGGATTAAATGCTCTTGGTCAGAATGTAGCTGTTGATGGTGGTATGGGACCTAAAACCTTGCAGGCCATTAACCAGGTGGATGCAAAATCCCTAATGCGTGAGGCAAGCAAGGCTCAACTTGATGATGAATACCGCAGAGCATCAGAGAATCCAGAACGCAAGAAGTTTATTGGTGGGTTGGAATCTAGGATTAGAAATAGATTGGCTATATTCGGGCAAGGCTAGGGTTTTCTCATGCTGGTGCTTAATCCAGTAGCAACGATGGCTGGTTCTCCAGCTCCAAAATATAATGCTCCAGCAGCAATCCTTGTCCCATCTCTTCCGGTGAAAACATCCTTGTCTTGAACAACTATTCCATCCCTTCCAGAGTATGTTCCTCTATCATTTGAATATGCACCCTTGGGAGTTATGTAAACATCTCTGTCTCGCAAGATTAACTTTCCGTTTACCAATGCAGTATCCTTATCAAGAACAACCGCAAAGCCTCCCTCGCGATAAACGCCACCAACAAAGGCCTCCATTGCGGATTGATCTTCAGCCAAACCCGATGCCATCAGCATCGCCATCAGTGCTACAGTTGTTATTGCTTTCATAGGAAAAAGTCTCTAGGACAAACCGAAATCCGTCAAGCATGAAATTAACATCACGCCAAGTTGGAGCAGTAGGGGTAGCTCGCGTTACCGGAGCTTTGCTGCGGTGTGGTTACAACGTGCTTACGCCTTATGAGGATTTCGCTGGGTACGATGTGGTAGCTGAGAAGAATAATAAGTTTTACCGCATCCAAGTTAAGACCGCCCAAGCCATAGAACAAGGGCGCACCAAGTACCGCTTCACTACCAGCAGTGGCAATGGCTTCAATATCCCCAAGCGAGCCATTAGTGGCGTGGATTATGTTGCCTGCTGGGGCATGAACGATGACCTATTCTGGCTGTTGCCAATTGCCAAATGCAAAAGCATAACAACTAAACTTTGCCCATCGACAGGCCAGAACTGGCGTGTATTCCAAAGCTTGTGAACGAGAAAGAGGCGTGGGCCAAGTTCGAGGAAGGGCTGAAGGATGCAGAATCTTTTGATGATGCTGTGGCTTGGGTCAAAAAGAACAAGAAGATAGTCGAGAAGCTGACTATGATGGCAATGATTAGAAGATTTAATGAGGATATTAGCAAAGCTAATAGAACTTGGCGGAATTAAAATATATCTCGACGCTGGTATGGGTTGACAGCTAAACCCAGTAGATGGGCAAAATCAATAGTCGAGCAAAGGGTGCTGCCGGGGAACGAGAATTAGCGAATTACCTACGAGAACAAGGCTGGCAGAAGGCCAGACGCACACAGCAATACGCAGGCAATCCAGAGGGCGGTAGCGGGGATGTGGTTTGCGAGAACTTTCCTTTTCATATCGAAGGAAAACGATGCCAAGCACTCAAGCCAGAGGATTGGATGGCGCAGGCCAAGCGGGATTGTCCAGCGGGCAAGATCCCAGCGGTATTCTTTCGCCGTAACGGCCGCAAGGAGTGGCTAGTCATAATGACCGCCGACAGCGTCTGTGAATTAGCTCGACAGATCGCGCCAGCCAATGTCACTATTGAGTATGCAAAGACCGCAACTATTGCGCAGGGCTACTACGTTAAGTCACCAGCTTTTGAAGACCTTACCCCAACAACAATAAACCCCAACAAATAAATAAAGGAGATACTACAATGGCATTGACATTAAGTGAATCAGCAAAACAAGAGCGCAAACTACCAGAAGCCGGAGCTACCGTAGGCGTTCTTTACAGCCTAGTCGATCTAGGCCACCAGAAAACCAATTGGGACAACCAGGAGAAGTGGACACCTAAAGTTCGCTTAACCTTTGAGTTGCCCGATCAAACCGATGAGTTCGAGGTCGAGGAGAATGGCAAACGCACCACAGTCCAAAAGCCTATGGTCGTATCCATTGAGCAGACCCGCAGTCTTGGCGAGAAAGCAAGCCTTCGGAAACTGCTTGAGCAGTGGAGAGGTCAGACCTTTACCTCCAAGGAACTACAGGCATTCAGCTTGAAGAACCTATTGGGCAAGCCAGCTATGCTCACGCTGATCCACAAGACCAGCCAGCAGGGTCGGCAGTATTGTGCAATTGCCGGAGCTTCCAAGCTTCCTAAGGGTATGAAAGCACCAGCTACCACTACTAACGATCAGTTGTATTACGAGATCGAGCAGGGTGAGGCTGGTCAGTTTAACGATATGCCGGACTGGTTGCAGGAGAAGATCCGCGCTTCTAAGGAGTTTGCTACCGCTGCTGGCAAGTCAACGGCCACTAAGGTCGAGCTTGATGCAGACGGCAATCAAGTGCCGTTCTAAATTGTATGGCTCTTACAATCACAGCGAAAGAGCCTACTAATTCCCGTCTGGTCGCTACTGACCAGGCGGGACATTGGTACACAGCAGAGGGTGAATCCGCCCACGTTGTGATTGGCAAGAACGGAAAAGAAAGAAACACAACCGTAGCCGATGCGCGCCAGATGGGATTGTACCCATCCGTAACCAGCGTGCTTGGCATTATGGATAAGCCGCAATTGACGGCGTGGAAGATTGAGCAGGCCATTATGTCCTCGCTCACACTTCCGAAGGAGGCAGATGAAACGCTCGAAACCTACGCTCGAAGAGTGGTTAAGGACTCTAAAGAATCAACAACGAAGGCAGCTGAACATGGCACGAAAATGCACACGGAAATGGAAAACATCCTCCTTGGAAGAGCCGTATCCAGAGATGAAACACTTGCTCCATACATTAAAACATTCGGCGAGTGGGCAGAAAAGAATGTTGAGAAAACCTACTGGTGCGAAAAGGGTCTTGTCGGCGCAGGCTATGCGGGAAGGTGTGATGCCTACGTCAAGTTACGCGGTGTTGGTGACGCTATCATCGACCTAAAGAATCGTAAGGTTAATCCTAAGTACGATCCTTTCTACGACACAGATTGCGCCCAACTTTGGGCATACCGAAACGCGAGCGAGAATCCCAAGGCAGCTTGCGTGTCGGTGGTCCTAGCATCAAACGATGCTACCAAGCTGATAACGAAGGTGTGGGACGAAGACGAACTTTACCAAGCTGGCATTGCATTCTGCGCTATGCAGAAAGTCTGGTCTTGGGTCAAAGGCTACACGCCTCCTGGGATGAAGCTGTGAGTGGTTATTACGCAAAATCCAAAACTGACAAATGGATTACTCCTCCAGAGATTTATGACCCATTAAATAATGAATTTAATTTTAACTACGATCCTTGTCCTATTGATTGGCAAGAAGGAGACTTGGATGGCCTTTCATCAGATTGGGGAGCTAGGGTTTTTTGCAATCCCCCATACTCACAAACTGCAAAATGGATTAAGAAATGCTGGGAAGAATCTCAAAAGGGAAAGACTGTGGTTCTTTTGATAAACTCAATAACCGATACAAAGGCTTTTCACGAATACATATACAACAAGGCAGAAGTAAGATTTATTAAGGGAAGAATAAAGTTCATAAATCCAGAGAATAGAACAAAAAGAAATCCAAATGTCAAAGGCTCAATGATTGTTATTTTTAGATAATATGAATAAACAAATCAATAAGTATGCAATCTACCCAGCGGATGTCTTATGGCTAGAAGGATTGCTGGACGAATTCTATAGGAGGCTTGCAAAATGACTGCACCAACGATTCAAGAAATGGGCAACGCCGCACAAGAGATTGTGTGGCGTGTTATGGGTAAAGGATCGGATAAGTCTGGTTATGGTGATTGGTTGCTGAAGGATCGGCCTACCCACGATTACCACATTGCAAGAGCAATCCGGCACCTTGCCACGGCTCAGATGCAACTCCACAAGTCAACTCCTTGTCCAGATAATAATGGCGAAACAAGTATTGACCACTTGGAGCGTGCGTTGGTAAGGTCGCTGTTCGTGTTAGCACAAATCAAAAAGGAAGTACCAAGACTATGAGATGGATTAAAAAAGAATTAGATCAAGACGGAAAACAACAATGGTCTGTTTATATCGATGAGGATGGATTTGGAAGAGAAGAAGATCTGATTGGATACGAGAGCTTCAACACTAGAGAAGAAGCAATTGAGTCTTGCAAGAATATAACCTGGGAAGACTACGACTGTAACGACAAATGAAGCGCGCTGTTGTAACTATGGCATTCGGGACTGAGTGGGAGAAGATCCTTGAGCTAACCCATCCACGCATTGATGACTTTGCCAAGCGGAACAAGATGGATTTTCTTGTAATGAACAAATCTGTGATGGACCCAAAGGATTACAACAAGTCAATGATTGCCCACATTATTGTTGGCAAGAAGTATGACCAGATAATCTACATTGATTGCGATTGTCTTGTGACCAAGGATTGCGATGACTTTGCCAATCCATCCGAGGATGGCAACGATGGCTTCATTGCTTTTGATGAGGGTGACTTCTTGGATCGAAAGGAAGGCATGAAGAAGCTGGCTAAAGAGTTTGGCGGGAATATTACGCCAACTTATTATTTCAACTTCGGTGTGTTTGCGATGACAAGAAGGCACCTTGGTTTGCTTGCACTTCCTCCGCTTGGAGTTGTTCCCAACCATTTTGGCATGCAGACCTGGGCGAATATCCAAGCACACTTTTGGGATATACCGCTATCTGGAATGGACCCAGCGTACAACTGCATGACCAGCGTTGAGCAGCACTACGGACTGGATCGCCACAAGGATGCGATGATTATTCATTATGCTGGTCAGTCCGGCGATATGGCAAAGCTTGCCGAGCAGATTAAGGCTGACGATGCAAAGCTGGCGGAGCTGGGTCGGTGAGGTCAACCCAACTATGTCGTGGTGACTACGATGATAGGGTGCAGCAGTTGGCTGGAGAGGTTGCACTCCAAGCTATCCGCGACTTAAAGATGCTTCGCAAGCGAGGCATGGTGAAGGGTATGAAGATTGTTAAGGATCACACTGGCGTGGCACTCAACGATGCATTGGAGTACAAAAACTCGCACGAGGTACAGAAGCTATTGCGTGATTTCAAAACTGGCGTTGTCTCTTGGTGGTGTAGGGCAAGCGGGGTTCAGATCGACAACAGAACGCTATTAAGGAAACTAAAGGAAAACGACTATGTTCTGCCTACTTGATATTGGCGCAATAGTTTGGGTAATTGCTTCTTTTATTCTTTACAGCTCGCTGACTTTGTCGGCAATCTACTGTGCGTTGTACATCATATTCAAGCTGATTGATTACATAAGAAAGGAACTGGATTTATGAGGAAAAGAAAGGCTGGGAAGCGCATCAAACTTCTAAAGGTTGAGGAGTACGATGCAGTCAAGATTACAGTAAATGTTGACGATGATCTGTACGAAGTTATGGCCGAGGCTGGCCGTCAGCATATTGTCAAAGACAAGAAGGCGTGCTTTGAGTACGCGCTAAACCAAGCATTGCTTGAGTTATCCAAGGAGATCAAATGAACGAGTTTAAGCAGAAGGTATTAACTGCTTCAGTGGATCGCTATGTCCTAACCAGGACGCAGTGCGAGATGTTGCGCCAGGACGCAGAAGTGATCGGGATGAAACGTGCGCCTGTGTTGTCGAAGGATGGAGTAACACGTACGGTATCGCGTACGCGAACCTGCTCATCGTGCTGGATTCCTTTCGCCAAACATTACGAGTGGATCTACAAAGTGATGCGAGAACTTACCGAAGCAATCAATGCCGAGCAATGGCGTTTTGACATCCAAGGCATCCAACAGTTGCAGATACTGCGATACCGCCCACTACAGAAGTTCTCTTGGCATTGGGACACCTACACATCCGAATCACCAGTACGCAAGCTTACCGCTGTGGTTAATCTGTCTGCGCCGGAAGAGTATATCGGTGGTGGCCTACAAGTTAAGGCTGATATGGAGAATACTCAGTTTATCCGCGAGCAAGGAGCTGGTTGCTGGTTCCCATCCTACATCGAGCATCGCGCGCGTGCGCCAATATGGGGTACACGCTGGGTGTTGGTGGCTTGGTTTACTGGACCTGCTTGGAAATGATCCACGCTGCAAACCTGCCTCGCCATCACTACGTCAAGGTTGACTTGACATTCGTTTCTGATGGAGAGAAGGAGGAAATACAGGACGCTGTATGGTTTGGACTAACCGCCATACCAGGACGAGCTTGGGGATGCACTGTGATGCTCAAGTGCGGTGCGCTGTATCGAGGCTTACCTCTTCACGCATTGATGCACGGCGATGTGGCGATTATGGATTGGGACATTAACGATGCGCAACGCTGGGATTGTTTTGGCTGGAACTTTACAACGATTGAGTACGACTATCTGATGGGGTTGTCTTGCAAGGTTTGGATTGCCAGCAAGAAGACTTGGGAGGTTGGAAGCTATATGTTCACAGCCGAGCCTTATGGAGATGGGTTCTCAATGTCTCCACAGCAAACCAAGTCACACCATTTTATTGCACTTAACAATGGACGAATCACGGCTGTTCCAGGTAATAATGTTCTTTGGAATGAATCAAGTTTCACCACTCCAAGTGACAAGCCTAAATGGTTGCGCTCGCAACCGCAGGTCTGGCACGGAGAAGAAGCAACGTGGGATGATGTGGTAGGAGAGGAGACAGCATGAATGTAGAGGCTAGGGACAGACTCAAGTGGGCGCGCGATTGCCTTCTCAATGCTCGCAATAGGCTGGCAGTCGAGAGGGATCGCGCGAATCACGGAAGATCAATTGACATTATCCAGATCATTACTCTGGTAGATGCAGCGAGCCTGGTGTGCAAAGAGGTAGCGGGGGATGAATGAAAAAACCCACCTCGACTTATTCAGCGGGATCGGAGGATTTGCCTTGGCAGCAAAGTGGAATGGATATAGAACCGTTGGCTTCTGTGACAACGAACCCTACGCACAAGCAGTCCTCAAAAAGCATTGGCCAGAAGTCCCGTGTCACAAAGACATCCGCGAAGTACGAGGCGAGCTATACGCAGGAGTCACTCTTCTCACAGGTGGGTTTCCATGCCAGCCATTTAGCGATGTCGGAAGAAAACGAGGACAAGCAGATGACCGCTATCTCTGGCCTGAAATGTTTAGAGTTATATGCGAAGCAAGGCCCACTTGGGTGCTTGGCGAAAATGTTGCTGGCATCAAAAACATGGCGCTCGACCAGGCGTTGTCTGACCTGGAAGGCAAAGATTACGAAGTCCAATCGTTTGTTATTCCAGCTTGTGCCGTCA